ATCGAATCCGATGCCGAAGATCGCAAAGACTCCAGCGAAAGTCCTCCGGAGCTTATCCGCGGTTTCAGATCCAATGATCAGGCCTCGAGTGAAGACCTTCAAAGCGTATGTCAAAGTGTAAAGTTGTTGTCCCGTTGTAGCTGGGAAGATTTGACGGAATGCCTGTCCTATCGGCTTTAGGATAGCGATCAATGCATTGAAAGCGTTGGAAATCGCATCAATGAGGACTGTTCGCCCACCGAGCTCTTTCCAATCCTTCAAAACCGAGTTTCGAGCATCCGCTGATGCTTTGATGAAACCACCAAGAACCGTGTTGACATTGGTGAACAGGCTCTTAGCTTCTTCGAAATCGCCGAAGATAACTTGCCAGGTTTGTGACCAACCCGATGTTGCTGCTTCTTGCAACGTACTGATCAATTGCGAGAAGGTTTTCACCTTCGTAGCGGCGTCAAGGGCGGTTTGCCCCATCTTCAAGATTTGAGCAATCTGTTGATCGTTGTAACCCATGTTCTTCAACTGGGCTGCATTCAGATCACCAGTAAACTTCGCCAGTGTTTCCGTCAGGATTTCGCCCGTCAACCACCCATTTTGAAGGGTGAGACGGAAACTTCCGGCATCCTTTATCATCTTGTCGATGGCCACGCCATGAACACGCGCGGTTTCCATCAAAGCGTTCTGGAAAACCTTACCGCCAAGTCCAGCATTGACGACTGAGTTCCAGTCCTCAAGTGTGACCTTACCCGCAGAGATAGCCTGCGAGAGTTGGTACATTGCGGTTGATGCTTGTTGCGCATTTGAACCTGAGATAGCAGCAAGGTTCGCAATACCCTTGATGGCTTGGGTGGCGACATCAAGAGATACACCGGCTGCAGTGAACGTGCCGATGTTTCGTGCCATCTCGGAGAAATTGAAAATGGTCTTATCTGAGAAGTCATTCAATTGCTGGAGAGCATCGTTCACTTTCTTGAGGCCAGCCGCACCCTCAAGACCCGTGTTCGCCAGAACCGTTTGAATGGAATTCAGATTTGTTTCGTATTCATGCAGCCCATCAATGATGGGTTTGGTTGTCAACGAATGCTGCAATTGCAGACCAGCATCGACTGCTTTGTTAGCGATGTTCGTCAGTGCAGTGATGCCAATAATGGAGAGAGATTTGAAGCGATCTGCAATGAATTGAATTGCATTCCCAAGAGGACCAAAATTCAATCGCCCACTTGCAGCCGCAACCTCATCGAGACCTTTGGTGGCGCCCTCAAGCTTGAGCCCTTTATTCAGAGCTTGCAGAGAAGCCATCGTTGTTTTGACGCCGGCTTCGAATTGTGCATTGTCGAACTGCATCTTCACAACGCGTTGATCAATACTGCTCATGCTGAGGTCACCACCCTCCATACCCTATCGAGGATCTGATCAAAGATAGGTTTGATAGCTGGATTTATGTAATCTCGTCCAGCCACATACCCACCAGTTCCAGTTCCGTATCCAAATTGCAACATAATGGCCACGGGGAAACCATTCTCAACATCGGAGTTCGTCCATACAATGAAATACGATCCACCCTTTTTGCCCACTTCGTAATCCCAAGAAGCCGCAGTTAGACCAGAATCTGTAGGAGTTGCTGATGCTAGTGCTGCGACACCTCGTTGACCCTCAGAGTGCAATATGGACGAAATGTCCAATTTAGACACTGTCGTCAGGAATTTCTCCGTATTCTTGAAGGAACCACTGGTTGTTACGGATATCACGAGGCTCCTTCCAGAATTCGTTAGACACCGTCAAAGAATCCAGAACCAAATCCTGGTGGTACGTCAATCCCCTTCAACTCAAGAGCCACGATGGAATATATCTGGTCACCTGGAGACGACAGACCGTAGTTGTTAGCTCCAGCTGCTCCTGCGTTATTCCAATATGCGCCATACACCGCGCCAAAACCAGAAACGTTCACATACGTCTTCTCGAGTCCGTTTCCAGATGATGGAGTGATGCTATTGACAGTTCTCCACGTGCGAGCAGGAGGAGATATATCCACTTGATTGTTGATCGCAAAGCTGATAACAGCGCTGTTTGCCTGTTGCGTAGTCAAGCTGACTGTAGAACCACCCGATGAAACGTCAGCGTTGGCTTTATTGCTTGCGCCGATAGCACTGACATCCCTGAAACGCAAACAGTTGAAACCCCAACGTTTGGTTCCACCGCCTTGCGTCATGGACAGCGTGAAGGAACCAGATTGCGACCCAACAATCGCTGTCCAGATCCGAGCATACCCATAAACACCAAACGGGATTGACACGGTTTGGCGTGATGTATATGTGAGAGGGGATCCCAAATCATCAGTGGGTGTATTGAGGAATGGATCATCAGGACTGATGTTCTCGCATAGACCAGCAATGACGAGACAATCACCAGGCTCAATGGTGGGTGTAACTGTTTTCGGCGTTGTTGTGGTACTCCATGACGATTCATATTCCGCAACAAACGTCGGAGGTACAATCGTCATTAGAAACCTGCCTGGAACCCTGTGATGTGCCACTTGCTGGACGTCGAATGATACATGGCGACCAAATGGTCAATTTTGTTCGCTGTCGTGGAAAGTGTCACCGTGTTTGGACCAGAACTCCAAGCTGATCCCAACGTCATCACTCGGCTACCCGTAGCATCTTGGGTAATGCGAAGATGAATGACTTGACCGTTCACTGGGTTTGTTGGATTTGCCAGAGTGAAGTTGGCAGTCGCCGCAATATCAAACACGTTCCCAGTAGCAGCATCGATAGACGCGTTACCACCAGAAATGGAAATTGCTTCTGGAGTAACAACTTGCCGCCCGGAGTGTGTAACGGTTCCCGTAAACGTTGGGTCCGCAGCCGAAACAACGCCCAACGACGTGACAACTTGTGCTGGCGTTCGATTTGCCCAGGCACCGGAAATAAACTGTAGGAAATCGTTTGCCGCTGGGGTGAGAGCTGCGATTGCGGTCAAATCTGCATCTGAGGGTTGTACACCCGTTACATCTGCAATACCGATTGCCAACGCAGCTTTCAATTGAGCCATAGTGCGATTTGTCCACTCGCCAGCAATGTACTGAAGAATATCGTTGGCTGAGGGAGTCAAATCTGCAATATCGGCGAGAGCAGCATCAAATGGTTGAAAAAGAGCAAGAACTGACGCCAAACCAGCAGGAGTAACGATTCTAGACGTATCGGTTCCAGCAGCTACTTCTGCGTTAGTGGCAAGTTCGGCGATTCCCTTCAGTGTTTCCGTAGCATCGACAGCATTACCCATGACGTAACCAGCATCAATATCAGTCCCACCTTGGGTAGTGAGGACAAGATGCCCGGTACCATTGTCAACCTCGCCAGCCACGATAGAGGCAGCTTCGATAGCGAGCATTCGTTCGGCGGTGAGCCCCGTCACTGTGGCCATGAAGAAGCCTCCAATCTATGCTGAGGTGAGCGTGTAACTGTCGGAGTCGATGATTACTGCACCTGGTGCGTTGATGGTGAATTCGTCTGTACCAGACATAAACACCTCAAACTCTGTCCCAGATGCCGTAAAGCTTCCATCACCATTGTCCACAACAACGAAAGAACTGTTGGTTTCAAATATGGTGAACAGTTCGGCTACCGTGGGGAGATGGGAAGTTTCGCTTTCACTCCCATACAGAGCATCCTCAATTGCGGTGAGAGCAAGAGGATCTGTGGTTCGTGAATCAATGATGTAATGCGCAGTTCGACGATATCCAACTACTGGAGGTGGAAGTGTGGTGATCTTCCAACTAAAGTTTTGTGGGGTTGGGCTATCATCCATAGTCACATTACTTCGAACACTGGGTTCTGCCAGAGCACCATACACCAGATGAATTTTGTAGCCCTTTTCCGGTCCTTCAGTATCGTTACCAACCAAGCTTCGATATGTAAGACCGAACGATTTCCTAACTTGGTTCGTTAGGAACAAACCAGTGATCGGAGATACCAATCCTTCGCATTGAACAAATTCATCAGGATAGGTAAATGCTTCGATTGTAGCTTCAAATTCCTCTGGATTTGGAACATTGAGATACTTGATGCCATCGATGTAATACGATTGAGCATCTCCTCCGGAGGGAACTTCGGATACGGATGTCAAGCCGTTCCAAGGAACACCAGGCTCATCATCGATGTATAGAACGCCTCGGTCGACGCCTGTTTCAAAGAATCGTTCACCGACTGCATCCCACACAAGTCGTGCCACGTCTTAGCCCTCCTCTCATCCCTTTGTTCCGTATCGTGCTCTTCGCTCAGCATTCAATTGACGATTTCGTGCGGCGATCTCTTGTTTATTCAATTTCTTTGGTGGAGCATTTTTCAAATTACATACCTTGATAAGGGTGATCAGACGGTTCAAATGCCAGCGCTCACACTCAAAAGGTATGTTCAACGAGATCATCCAGTAATAGATAATCTCTGCCGTGATCACTTCTCGAGCTGCTTGTTGTTTTTCTTTGTCACTGAACCATGTAGCAGTCATCTTTGCGTTGATATAGGCATTTATGTCGTCAAGATTCCCCGGAGAAAGTCTGGAGAAAACCTCCGGAGGAATATTAGGGTCGACTGCCATGGCTTTTACGTACCAAAGCACTTCTTCGTCAGTCTTCTCACCTTTACCCAAGAAGGGTTTTTCGAAGAATGACTCCCATTTTGACAGTGAGACCAGAGAATGCTCAAGATTCAGGACGAATTTTTCACCCTCGACGAAACATTCTTTGCTTTCATCGTATCCTTCGTCCTCTAATGACACTTGAATCGTGAGCATTCTCTGACCTCCCCTCAAACCTTATGCAAACGTGATCAACCAGTCATCGTCCACGCCGGCAGCGAAGACGTAACCGGTCAGCGGACGGGCCCGAACCAGCGTGTTGGCAGTGATCGGACCGAATGCACCCGAAGGAACAACCTCGTCGTCGATCAGGTACTCGACGCCAGTCACCGTCGGAATGGTGA